TTTCTGTGTGAGTGTGATTGTGATTTCTGTTTCCATATTGAACTCCTGTTCGTCTAGGTGGTATTACCTAAGTTTAGCAAACTGACATGAGTTTGCAACTCGTAACTTTTGGAGATGGACAAAACCGCTGGTCAGGAAAAAAGCCAAAACGCTGTGACCAGCACTTTAAGAAATTTTGAAATTTCTTTTTCTAATTTGCCGATGAACGCTGAATCAGACCAAGTTTTTCTGACTCTCCAACGTTGTCATGGATCCATCGGTGACACAATCGGCACAGCGCCACCGAGTTCTCAACGCTGGTGATTGATCCGCCAGCGGAGCGCAGAATCGGTTCGTGGATTTCTGTTGAGAGTCGTTGGCATTCGGGATCGTGTCCGGCTCTCATGATCTTCGGACCAGCCTCGCAGATCTGGCGGACCGATAACTGATCCGCAACAAACGTTCGGCGTTTCCGGTTCAGTGATGCCTGCTTCTTTGAGACAGGATTCAATCTGCCTCCACGCTTCAGGGGAGTCTTACGCTTGAGAGGAGTTCGCTTCATTCTTGGTCAATGCTTTCCCTGCTGGGTGTCGTTGTCTTGCTTTCCACTCCCACATATCAATCACGTTTGATTCAGTGTCGGCGTTGCGTTCATCTGTCTGTGAGTTCATACCAGTCTGTCCATATTTCTTTCGGGTGTCTCCCCAGATTAGTCGCTAACCGGTCAGCGACGATCCATGATATTTCATTTCTGTATTTCAAACGCTTGTAATATCCGATAGAGATTCCCAACGCCAAGGAACGGCGTTCGTTGTCTTGTCCCCAGATGCCGTCTGGGACAGTGCTGTTCAGATACTCCTGCAACGGAGCAGTCGGAACCCAAAAGCAGTTCCTAGGCATCATCGGCTCCGGCGATCGTGGATCACATTGTGGACCGTCTGTGGATCAAGTTCGCATTGCTTGGCGATCTCTCTCTGGCTGACTCCGCTCTGGAAAAGTTCACGAAAAAGTTCACGGCGTTGGCTCGCCATGTCGCTCCGGATCTCAAGTTGCTTCGCCATGCCCTGCGTCAAATCTTTCGCTTTCCTCATCATGGTCTCTGTTTGTTCAATCATTTCTATCCTCCTAGGGATCGGACATTTGCACAGATGGTTCTCAGTGCGTCCATTTGGTTTCGTATCGCAATCAACGATTGTTGAGTTGCTTTCTCTTTTGCTTCAGCGATCTTCCAAGCGTGGAACGCCTCCGCTGAGTGTACTTGAGCCAGCGCCTCTCTCGTGGCGACTGTTCCTTCACTCTGGAGAAGCGTCGTGGCATACAACTTTTTGTATGTCGCTTCGTTGATCGCTCTTTCAGTTGAGACCGTGGCGTAGTATTCAACTTCTTTGTCTAGTCGGTCGGTGAGGATCATGAGTCGTTCCTCAACATCGGTTTGAATGATCGGTCCGTTCATGTCTGTCCATACAGAGGCAACACTGGCTCGGCGAATCTACGCACAGCAATCTCACACGCTTCCTCTTTAAGATCACAACCAATAAATCTACGGAAATGATTACACGCCGAAACTCCGGTTGATCCAGAACCCATAAACGGATCAAAAACTAGATCTCCGATATTTGAATGAACTTGAACAAAAGGATTCAATATCTTCAATGGCTTTTGATTAGGATACTTCACTCTCTCTGAATCTGAATTGCTGAATGTGTAATCCCAAACACTCCCAACGCTCTTGTCCGATGGATAGCCTTTTGATTCAGCAACTCTGTCCGTTCTTGGAACATGCTCCTCGTTAAAAATTCCTGATGTTTCATTCTCTGTGAACGTCAAAATGTGATTGTGCTTATTCGCCCACCATGAAGTTCTCGGATTGCCTAATCCAAAAGACCAAATGATTTCACCACGAAGAACCAAACCAAATTTGGTGAGTCTCGCTACCAATGAATAAGCCAAACGATAGTCGCATATCACAGCGAGAGTGGTATCTGATCCAAACCAATTTTCGCACACTGTTTCTATCTTGACTGAAACTTCTTCTGCTGATTCTTTGTCCTCGTAACTTTCACCACTGAGACGGCTTTGGATTTTTCCTGTCGCATACGGCGGATCAGTCAAAATGAGTTTTGGTTTTTGATTCGTTGGTTTAATGTCTAAACAATCGCCGTGATGAATTATTGCCGAGTCATCTTCATAAAAAGGTTTCATGTCTCCTCCTTGAAAGATGCCACCACAATCCGCAGTCCATCTTTGTCGCCGAACTCTGGAGCGTGAAAAGAGATCCGGCGAACGTGGCATGGATCATCGTCAGGAATTATTCCAGCATCAACCAGTCCATCAATTCCGGCTTTGACCGCTGGGTAACATGAAGCCACATCTGGAATGGAAACTTTGCGAGCCAGTAGAGGAGTCGCTGAGATTGTGATGCAGTCCTGCTTCGGGATCTTCGCTTCCAGAGCGAGCCATGCGAAACGCTCACGAGTTTCTTTCACGATCCTTGCTCTCTTGTGGTAGTGCCATCGGCGTTCGGCGTTGGCGGTCCATGGGCGTTCGTTGTCCTCAATGATCCATTCTTCTGTCATTCTTCAACAGCCTTTAGTTTCGGAAAATGCTCAACTTGCTCTAGATGAAGTTTTCTACTGCTCAAACCATTCCACGTTACTTCTTCTATTAAAAAATCATTGACAATCAAATCTCGTGCATCGGTTAACGGTATTTCTAAATCTTTTGAAAGCGCATCTGCGATGTTGTATTCAACATTGATTTTCAGTTTGATTTTTCTACTAACAAACCCCAAGTTCAAGTCGCCTTTGATTTCTAACCAGTGCCGATTGTTGCCTTTGTAGTAGAACGGATCCATTTCGGGTTTTGATAAATCTGTCATGTTTTGATTATAGGCGGACACCTAACTGAGACCGGTGGCGAAACACCAAAAACAATGTTTTGTCTTTTTTGACGCTCTTTTTGGAAAGAAATTTATGGGGTCTGACCTGCACTTTTGAAGATTTCTTTGTAAAACTTGCATGAAACTAGGTATCTATGCCTATTATGTACTCATGGAAACAACACAAACAAAAGGAGAAAATTCCATGAAAATGAAAGAAATAAACCAAATAGCAAAAGCATTAAATGAAATAGAAATAGAAACTTGCCTACACCCAAGCACGGGATTCAACGAAGCAGGGGAAACAGTTATCCGAATTGGTCTAAGCACTGGAAGTGCAGAAGACTTTACCGGCAACCAAACAATAGGCGAAACGTTCTTATCAGTTGAAGATGCTTTGCTACTAGTTACGAACCTATCAAACCAAATTCGTAAAGCAATCAGGTAAGGCGAAGGACTGAGGAGTAACGCTCCCTCCGGATTCACGATCCGGCAGTCCACGACTCGGAACAATCCGAATCACAAACCACCAAGATCAAAAGGAGATCAAAATGGAAATTAATTCAGAAACACTAAACGTTGAAGTCAAATCAGATTATCTGGTAGTAGAGACTGACTTCTTCAAGGCTGTCTATCGCTGGGAAGCGCTCATTACGAAAGCAAATGTTGGCGGTCACGGATACTCATGTGATGATGTCGCATATGGACTAACCGTCAGAAACGTTGGCGAAGAATACACTGTCGGCACTTTGGAAATGAGATATCAAGAAGTTGATGTTTACTGTCCAATCTCAGTGAACGCTGGAGTTATCATTATTAGCAAGATCAGAGTGATGCCAGATATCGGTTGGCTAGAAGTCATCAGCGCAGATGGGCGACGTGAAACGATTAACCTCAACCAACTTGCACAAATGGTTAGCCGAAACAATCCACTCCCCAAAGGAGTAGTCACTCACTAAGACAAAGGACTGAGGAAGTGAGAGTCCCGACTTCGGTCGGGGCTTTCTGCTTTTTACAAACAACCGAAGTCCCAGTGTTGCCAACCTCCGCCGGTCGCTTCATACATGAGCCAAGCGCTGACCCAAATGTTCGCCTCTCCGTTCGTGGCTGGCTCTCCAGCAAACCTTCCTCCCACGGCGACTCTGGCACGAGCGTCCCAGAACTGCGGAAGATGTTGGAGCAGTCCAGTCGCTCCGGAACTTGGATTCACAGCGTCCTCAATTCCTCCGCTCTCGCATTCCATCAAAGCGAGGAATCTGTCTAATTCGTGGAGTCGGTCGTAGTACGCCAGAGCCTCGGTTGAGATCGGTCGCCAAACCTCAACGCTGTCTCGGAATGTGCGTGGCGATGAACGCCAGACAGGGAGATGATCGGACGCAACGATGTCTTTGTATTTCATCAGCGTTGAACTGTGCCGGTTGAAAGTTTCCGGACCGTACACGCCATCGGGTTTCGCTCCGATTATGTACTGGAGCCACCGAACAGAATCTGATTGTTCGCCGAACTGGTAGTCGTCTTGGATTGCGTATCTGGTGATCTGGTCCCAGACGTGTCCAGAAAAGACTTCAGCCTGCGCCGAGTTCACGGACATCAGAAGAATGATTGCTGATATGAATGTCGCTATTGCTTTCTTCATTGTTTCCTCCCAACAGGATTCTCCGGCGTTCACCGGTCGCTGTTCTTTGGTATGCGTTCTTGAATCTTGCTTCCACCGCTCCGATGGAAGTCGCATCGCAGACACGTTGATATCCGCCGAGCGCTTTCAATGCTTCAGGGATCGCTTCACTGGACCATTCTGTTTCTCGCCTGCGTCCTTCTCTCTGGATCTTGGTCATGACTTCTTCCCATGCTTCGTCCCACGCTTGAGGCAAAGCGATCTTCTCGTCAAGCCTCATCGTGACCTCACGGATCTCTGCCACGGTCGGGAAGAACTTTGATGTCTTGATAATTTCATCACAGGCTCTGGCGAGAACCTCCGGCGATAGATCAGCCATGGCGTTCAGATAGATCCGGATTGTTGGCTTCGGTAACTCTTTCCCAAAGCCAGCCGTCAGGATCGCTAGTGCTGACGCTGATGCTTCTGATGACATACTGTTCCTTCCATGGGTAAATGTGCCTCTAAATGGCTGTGAGAGGGCTTAGAATCCATTCTAGCGCCTCCTCTGAGCCTTCTCGTGGCGCTTTCAAGCCGTAGAGCCTCACAGACGCTCCTGAAGGATTTCGTTGATCGCTCCCCAAGACGGACCGGATTCGGTCGGCGCTCCTTCTTGAGCCATGTCTCGGAAGTACTCAATCTTTGAAGCATCTCTCAGGAGCAGACCGAGATCGTTGTATACCTTGTTCTGATTGTTGCGCCCTGAATGCCATGGAGAGTTCCGCCAACCAACGACAGCCATCAACACATCTTGCTCCGAGTAATCCTTCAACGCATTCTCAATGAGGCGTTTGCGTTTGCTGTCCAACTTGGTTCTGTTCGGATTCTTCTTTGCTACCTCACACCAAGTTGAGAAAATTCTGTCAACGACTTCCTTCTGGTAAAGTTCCTTTTTAATAGTTAAAGGGGTGACAGATTGACCGCCCTCAAGGGTGACAATTTGACCGCCCTCGTGGGTGTCACTCCGACCGCCCTCTAGGGTGACAGTTTTGTCGCCCTCCCCGACAGGAATGTCCTCCTCCCAGACAGGAGCGTGGAGACAATACAGATCCGAAGTCTGGCGACCGCTGTCAGTGATCCGTGGCGTGACCGTTATCAGCCCAGCCGAGATCAGTTCCTGCTTCGCTCTCTGGAGAGTCCTGCGACTCGTTCCCTCCGGCATCATCTCCTCCAGTCGGCGGTTAGATGGAAAGCATTCATGTTGAGCATTGGCGAACGATGCCAGCGCCAGCCACAACCTCAACGCCGTTCCTGATAGTGCTTTGCCTTCAGCGTTAGTCGCTCCGATCATTGCTGTCGGAACGATAACTAGTTTATGCCCTTCCCAGTGTCTCACCGTTGGACTATTCTTGACCATATGATTCTCCTCTTGTAGATCATGAAAAAGTTTCCCCTGATTAACCGGTCACTTGGACGCTTCATTCAAGTGACCGGTTGGGGGTTTTAGATTATCTCAGCGAATCATATTCCGCCACACCTTGACGGAACGATTGATCTCGGAGACTCTTGTGAGCGATCTGTGTCCACGTTCCTGACACGGCGTTCAACTGTGTGAGCAATGTGCGCTCCGCCAGTCCTCGCTCGCTGGTCTTTGGTCGTGGAGTCCACTGATCCATTTCGTTGAGAGCGTTGATCCAGCCCCAGCCAGTATCTCGGATTCCATCAAGTGTTTCCGAAGTCAACCAGTGACGGATCACATCGTCCTGACGTTCTTCACGGATCCGAATTGCTTTGTCGCTCAACTCTTTCCATTCGCCACTTGGGTTCTTCATCTCACCACCGAATCGTTTACCTTTAAGTCCGGCGACTTTATGAAGTGGAATGATTTTGTTGACCAAATATTTGGCATCTTTGAGATTGATCTTCATGTCCAGAAGTCTCTCAATTTCTTCGTCAAGTTTCTCAGCATACGCCACAGCGATTCCCAGAGCCTCTCGTGCTTCCTCAAAGCGCTGATCCATATGTTTGGAGTGCTTGAGAACGAACGATGACTTGGCTCCCCTCATCATCAACTGGACGGCGTTGTTGCAAACCGGTCGGAGCGGAGTGTTTGCGAACCGGAGTCCGGAACTCATATCAAACGAGTTCATGATCGCTAGGTTCGCTTCAAACTCGCCTGACTTGGGTTTGAATGGTAACGCTCCAACGAGCCAGCCGACAGCGCCCTTCCGCATTGTTCCTCCGGCGAGCGGAGACCAGCCGGTCCCGACGAGCGCCTCAAGGAGCGGTATTGCGTCACGATGCTGGAGAACGTGGTATCTGTTACCAACGAAACCAAGAGGCTCCATGGTGTCTATTCTGTATGTAACTCTTTTGTTCGGGAACGGAACTGAGATTGCTTCATATTGGTTGACTGGAAGATCCACGATCGCATCAGTGATCCCGACTGTGTAGTCAAGACCGCTGGCGACCATGGCTTCATTGATCGTTGTTCCTTCTGGCAACCGTGTCCCGATCGTGGACCACGGCGCTGTTCTTTCTTCTGCTAATTTCATTAAAACATCTCCTCTTGTTCTTGGACGACTTCATCGCCTTCAGTTTGTTCTTTGAAGTCTTGCTTCATTTCTGCCATCGTTGTCGCTTGGCGAATCAGAACTTGCAGTTCTTCATCAGTGACTTCCTTCGGCATGTCATCAGCGTTGGAGCGATCTCCCCAGATCTCAACGGCGAGGTCTTTGTCTCCATTACATGCTTCCAGAAGTTTGGTCTTTGCTTCAGCGAATGTGTGCCACATGATATCTGGAGCGAACGGATCAATCTCTTTGACTTCAGAGACTTCAACCTCAATCACTTCACCTTCCGGATCAGTGTCCGCTCCGATCTCCTCCGGAACGTATCCGGCTCCGAGAACAACGTCACTGAAAAGGTATCGGCAGAGTTTACTGACTGCTCGCCATGTCAGCATGGCGTTCTGATACTGCTTCCAGTTTCGCTTCCCTGCGAGTCCTGCTGACTCAGCATCACCGACGCTGAATCTTGACTCATACACGTCTCCGGTGTCGTGTCGTTTACCGATCGCAACGACCGCATCTGGTTCCTCTCGGAAGTCAACGGAATGTCCATGGAGTCGGACAAGTCCCAGCATTGCTTCCGGTCGGAGCGACGCTGAACCTTCTATAACATGATAGTTCCGCATTGAGGTCATCACGTCCCAGTTGAACGCACGCCCAGCGAGTCCTGAAGCGATGATGTCCGCTGACTTGCCACGGTACGCTTTCGGAACGATGGAACTCTTTGCAAGAACATCAGCCTGCTTCACGACCAGTTCAAAGTGAGCCTGCTCACTCATCATTGGAGCGCCTTCTTGTTTCACGATCTCGCTCATAGTGAACCGCCTTGAGTGATCTTGACCGTGGTGTCCCATCCCTTCACACAGAACTCGTCATCGTCAATTCCGATTGCTTTCAGTTCGGTCCATCGTGGTTCCATTCGGAAACATTTGTTGTACAACCGGTTCCGGCTTTCGTGAATGTCAACCAGTTCACCGGTGTCAGTGTTGACTCTGTGTTTGTTCTCGTTGGCGATCTTGTTGACTGCCATGACGAGCGCTTCACGATCAACGTCTTTGCGAGTTGATTTGTTCACTTGCTCAACGCTGACTTGAACGCCGGTCGGTAATGCTACGACCGCCATTTTGTTTCCGTCAGATTTCATTTTCTCTCCGACTGATTTCTGGATCAATCCATTTATGTATCGGAGATGCTTCATGCTATTCGTCAAAGAATGACTTGTTGCAATCTTCACCTCTGGTGAAACTTCTTGCTTTTCAATTTCGTTGGTGAGTGTCTGAGTTGCATCTTCAATCTGTTGGATCGCTTTGAGGACTGCACCGTCAATGGTGATGTCATCTTGTTGGATCTCTTTGGTTTCTGATTCCATCAGATTCCTTCCTGTTTCATTTCTTATGCCAGACTTTGGCACGACTCCCAGACTAAAACATGGCTGTGACATTCCTGTGGCGATTTCACCGATTTCAATGTTTTGTGTTTTTTTGGCGCTACTTTTCAAAGAAATTTAGGTGGTCTGACCTGCGGTTTTGTTGATTTCTTTTTTATGAGTTGCAAATGTAGGCATATGGACCTATCTTGAAAGACATGGAAACAACGATCAACAAGGAGATCACAATGAAAGCAAAAGTACTAATCAACGACAGCATGTTCACACGATGCGAAGAAGGAATCCTCAACAACGGTGAAGTCCTTCGCTACTCAGAACTCTCACGAGATGAAATCAATGACCTAATGGAAAAAGGTTCAGCGCCTGCAATGACAGTACGAGGATTTGAAGAACTTGCTCCAGCAACTTGGATCAACGATCTTTTCATTGATGCTGGAACCTACGAAGTCCAAGCAGACTCAGCCACTCAAGCATGTGACCAAATCTTTCAAGCATTTGGAAACAACTTTGATGGAAGTAAGCCTGAAGGATACAACGGTCGCTCACTAAGCGTCGGCGATGTCGTAGTCGTAGACGGAACCGCTTACGCTTGCGAAGCCTTTGGTTGGAAAGAAATCACAGGTCCAATCTTTGACTTCAACATCGCTTAAGGCGACAGGGTTGAGCGGAGCGAGACCGCCACGAGGAGCGAGACCTCACAACTCACGACCAGAACAATCTGGATCACAAACCACCAAGATCAATAAGGAGATCAAAATGGAATACCAAGTCAAATTTGTAAAACAAGGAAACCAAGGATTCGTCTTTGAGTTTACGAACAAAGCAACAGGCGAATCATTTGAGGTTGCTCACACTTCAGTCTCATGGTTGAGTGAGGACAAGACCAAGTTCGCAGACTTTATCCAAGCCAACCCAGACGTAATCTTTGACATCGTTCCAGCCGGAGACAAATACGATGATGGCGTGGATCATTGCAGAAGGCTCATCAATGGCGCAAGGCTAGAACTCAAGATCCGAGCATATGATCTTGAGCCATGCGAACGAGTACTAGCCAAGGAAATCATCAAAGCAGATCGTGAAGAAATGCTCAAAGAACTCAAGTGGAAATACCAGAGACGATCCTTCCATGCAATGGAAAATCCAGTATCAACCACCGAGTTGAAAAAATGGGTCATGGAATGGACACACAGCATGAACAACGATCACTCACTAAAACTAGCCCTACACGAAGCAGGCGAACTGTTCTAACCAAAAGGACTGAGAGGTAAGACCTCCACCGAGTTCATGACTCGGCAGTCCACGACCGGACAATCCGGATCAAAACCACCAAGATCAAAAGGAGATCAAAATGGATACCAACAAATACACACATATGGAGAAGATAGAAACTCTAGAAAGATTACGAGAGATGCAACGAGTTCTTGTTTCTGTAGAGAAACTAGTTGCTGAACTCAGTGAAAAAGCAACTGACATTCTTGCACACGAAGATGGTCTGTTTACTGAATACACCACTCTCGGATTTGAGATCACAGCATTCACAGCAGGTCACAACCAAATTGGTTTTGAAACTACTGAAACAGCAGATAGAGCAAACAGAAAATATCAAACTTTGGCAGACCTAAGAGGTGAAATCAAATGAGCAATATAAAAGCATCAACCACTAATGGAGATCAAAATGATTGACGGAATGAGAACAACAGTGATCCAGCCATCAACGTATGAATGGCAATCCAAGTCAGCGTGTCGCACAGAAGATCCATCATTGTTCTTCACCGAGACCGGACAATCATCAGGACCAGCGAAAGCGATCTGCGCTCAATGCCCAGTCGTGTTTGATTGTCTGCTGGACTCATTGATCCACGGAGACCGGTTCGGGATCTTCGGAGGACTGACAGAGCGTGAACGCCGAGAAGTCAAACGCTATTGGTCAGCATTCCGAGACAGCGGAGCGGATCCAGAGTCGGCGTTGGAGTCAGCGATCAAAGAGTACGGCGATCGCCACGACAAGTTCAGCGTTGAGAGTTACATTCAAAACAGAGAAACACAAAGTGAGGAGAACCATGGAAGAAGATATTGAGAAAATAATTGAGGGCGCTCCTGATTACCTTCAGGACGCTTTGAGGAAAATGGCGACCGGAGAAGGCTACGTCAAAACCAATCCGGCGACGATGGGCGAGATCCGCTCCATGGAGTACGAGCCGAACGATGGCTTTGTCTATCGTGCGTCAGCGTGTCCGATTCCGTTCAGGGGATTTGAAGGCGGAGGCAATGTTGAGGACTACATGATCCTGACGATCTGGAGTCCGTCCTACAATCCGACAGGGATCACATACGTCACTGAAACGAATGGATATCTGGCGGACCATTACATCGCTGAGAAGTTTGATCCTCAAAGGAAGATGAATGACTTTGAGTTGGGAGCGGTTGTGCATCTGGCGAGAGCGATGCAACTCGGAGACGGAACACCAAAGCCAAAGACAGTGTTCCAAGTCATCACAGAATACATTGATGAGAAAGACAAAGACAATGAGTAAAAAGAGGCTGGCGGTCAACACGATTGATTTCTGTGAGTGCGGAGACACTCGCTGGATCAAAGCGAAGAAGTGGGAAGGCGGATTCGTGAAAACGTTCGTTGGGTACGTCAGTGTCTGCGCTCACTGTGGAGCCGAGTGGGAGAACCTCAGAAGCGAGCATCATCGTCATGAGTGATCTATTCCAGCAACCATCATTTGAATATCAGGAGACAACCGGATACGTCTCTGACTCTGACACCAGCATCAGTCACGCTCAGTTTGAGAAGCGCCGAGCCGGTCAAGTCCAAGACACAATCCTGTCAGCGATCAGCGCCACAGAAACGATCGGAGCGACCTCAGCAGAGGTTGAGGAGCGAACAGGGCTGGCTCACCAGACAGTCAGTTCAGCGATCAGGAACATGGAACTGGACGGATATGAGAAAGACAGGAGCAGAGGCAAAGTCGTCAAGTTGCGAACGATTCGGAACGGCGGTCACGCTTACATCGCCACGGCGTTCATGTCGGAGATCCCAGCGAGCCAGACCATGGAGCCGAGCGTTCGCCGGACCTCGTGGAAGAAGAAACTGGCGGAGGTCATGACGGAGGTTGAGTCGGTTCTTCATTACCCTGAGCCGTTCCTATCCAACCATTTGAGGGACTTGATCGCCGAGGTTCGGGCGGACCTTGAAAACTAACTTTTCAATGTTTTGTCTTTTTTGAGGCTCTTTTTTGCCTGTTTTTAAGAAATTTCTTTTTAGTGAAAACCCTTGGATTCTAGGGCTTATTTGGCGTTTTTAGAAAGAAATTCTCTCAACTGGCGCAAAATGAGTTGCAAAGTTAGGTACTAGGGTGTATCTTTAAGTACATGGAAACAACGATCACTAAGGAGATCAAAATGGAAACAGCAAACATCACTACAACACACAAAGTGACAACAAAGAAAGAAGCACAAGAACTCATCTTTCAAAACCGGTTGATGGTAACCGATCTAGGAAACACAGAGTTCCAAGGCTTCCACACAATGGTCACAATCCAAGATGGCGCAGTATTCGCAAACGGAATCGCTGAAGTCAAAGGAGACAAAGTATTCTCAGCACAAAGAAGG